GTGCTTCTTTTTGTCCTTTTTCCATAATTCTTATACGTTGTTATATTCAATATCTAATACAAATAGATCATACTGTTTGTTCAATCCCATGTCTCCAGTAACTTCACGTCCTTGGTTTTGGAACTTAGCAAGTATCGTATCGTTCACAATATCGTTATACTCATTCACCAGCGATACATTGATGAAAAACGGTTTAGCCTTCAGTAAATCACCTCCTAATGATTTCTCAATCGGTGAAATATCTTGTACCATTAAAGTAATTGTACAAGTATCTGTTATCTTTCCTTTTGACCATGAAGTCGCTTTTTCCTTGAGCGTATGGTTCAATTGATGCTCTTGTTCTGTGGTGTATGAAATTTCAACAATATCAGTTGGAATTCCTGCAATTACAACATCAGCATCAGCACTATCATACGCTTTGTTATTTCTAATTACTTTACTCATTACAATGCGTTTTTAAGATTAGAAGTCCCCTCAATAGCGTTTACATGTCCGTAAGGCACTATTTTATAAGTAACTTTCAATAGCTTTTCAATAATTAAATCACTTTCAGGATCTACAACTGTTTTACCAGCTGAAATTTCCTTTCTCGTTTCCATATCGCCAAAAACGGTATCCCCTAATTTTTCAAAATATTTTACAACACCAATTGGTAATTTTCCTGTTTTAGGATCTACTGGTTGCGAAGTTTTTACTTTTGGAAGTAATACTGTTCGTAACAATCTGCGAGCTTTATCGTGCGTTCTACCGTAAGCAATCGAGTGATCGTTAATGTTACCTTCAGCATCAATAATAATTTCAACACACGTATGGTCTCCGTTCCAACGAACCCCAGCCATACCTACGTAATCAACACCAAAAATGTACCCTTTATCCTCTAACGTTTGTAAACTGCTTAACTGAGACTTATTAGTTGTGTGACTACTTAAAGCTGCAACTATCCAAGTTTTACGTAAAGCATCTGTTAAGTTAAATCGCTCATTGTCACCAATGTTCTGATTTACATTTGCAGCTGCCACAGTTCCTAATGCAGTTCCAACATCAGCCATTTTTTGAGCATTGCCAGTTTTCGTTTCAGCATATTCATAATCCTGACCGATAACAACAGATACCTTATCGGCAGCAACGCCAACAATTGCTCTTAAATCAGCAGCTGTTGCCGAATTTCCTCCATAGTCATAACCTTCTAATAAAATTTGACATGGCATAAATTGCGCATCTGCCCAATCGTACAATAACTGCGCTTTTGGTATCGCATTATACACATCATCAGGAATTCCATTTAGCAGCGTTGTTAATCCAGTTGGGTTTACTGAAAGTGAAATTTGTCTAATTTCTCCAGCTCCTTCAGTAATTAACTTTTTTGCCAAAGTATCATTTGCTCCTTCACAAATTTCAACCAAGGTTGAAATTTGTGGCACAAGCAACACAAACAGTTTTACACCTTCACCAGCTATGCGATAAAACTCAGTAATGTGGCGATAAACGTTCACATTATTATCTTCATCATAAGCTGCGTTAATTCCCAAATTTTCGGCATCAACAACATTAAAAATGTTTGCGACTGTGCCAAGCGCAAGACTTGATGCAGCTACGGCAGCAGCGACGAGTCCTGAGACACCATCGCCGATAGCCAAAGCATTAGCACCAAATTTGCCTTTTTCTATTTTTGCTCCATCTAAACTAGCCATCTTAACCTAAGATATTTTTAAAGAATGAGCGAACAGCACCTGATTTAAAAGTCAACGTTTTTAATGTTCCTTTTTCAAAAATCATAGTAGAACCTTGGTACATAAATTTTCCATCTGCTGGTTTGCCATCAATTTCAGCTACATCACCTTCTTTTGGTTCTCTAACTTCGTTTTTAATGGCTGGAAATGTCAATTCTTTTTTATCATCCGTAATGATGACCATTTTACCTTCAACAGATTTTACTGTTGTTTTTGCTTTATGATCAAAATCTTCGGTGTCATCTTCAGCATCAACTACATCAACTACATCAACTTTATTAATTGGCGCATAGTCTGTTTTTTTACCTTTTACGCTTAAATCAGCAAGGTTAAGGGTTGTAAAAAACTCACTGTTTTTATTTACCCAAAGTGCCGTAATTGAAGAATTGCTGCCATAAATTTTGGCAGCATCTTCTTTATGTTTTTTTGTAACTTTCATTATCTAAAATAGTTTTAAGTTAATTATATCACCGCTACAGAAACAATTGCTCCAATAGCTCTATTTTTACGAGGTAACACGATATAGTGATGCTTCATGTTAAATTCCCATTGCTGTGTTCTTGGCTTAGGTTTTTCATCATAATTGGTAGTACTTCCATTTGCCTTGAACATATCAGGGGCATAAAATGAAATAGATGCTTGGAAGTCAGTTGCAGCAGGAACAGAACCATACGCTTTCTTAGTCAATGCAACAGCGTAATAAGGATTTTCTATGTACCAATACACTTTAAATCCAAATAAGCGAGAAGCCAACATACCTCCTTGGTCATCACTAAATTGCTTCATATCAACTTTTTTGTCAATAGCATCTTCTAACAAATCGTTGTAGTGATCAGAGCATAATACCAATACTCTTCCTTGCAGTGAAATTTTTTGTTTATCGTATTGTTTTTTATGCGTTAAAATGTCTTTAATCAACATTTTTCTACGTCCTGTACCGTCATCAGCTCCAGTAGTAACCATTACAGGAGTTGTAGCTGTATTGCCAGCAGGCGCAAGTGCATGTGCAGCTTTTGAATGCTTTTTAGCCATGATAGCTTTTACATGCTTATCTTGAACAATACGAATTTTATCGTATGCCAAGTATTGAATTTCATCATCCGTAACTACAGTTACTTCAGTTTGATATTTATCCAAAGTAATTGCAATATCACCATCAGTTTGTGATGCTGTTGGTATAGGATATGTAGTGTTGTTAATTAACACTTCAGGATCCATTCCAATATCATTAAGGTGTATCACCTGATTGTCACCTCGTGTTGCCGTAACGAATCTCGATTCGTCAGTAATTTCATTTAGGAAAGTTGCTTCTTCAGTTGCTCTAAATTGAGATACTGCAACATCAGTCCATATTTCTTGATTTAAGCCTGCCATTATTTAATGTCTTTTTTTAATTAATATTATGCCTTGAAATCAGAACCAAACTTGGTTTTGTACAATGCGTTAAAAGCGTCAGGATTATCCTTTGCCAAATTTTCCAACGCTCTAGGATCTTCTTTTTGGTACTTATCCCAATTCCACCCAGCAACTGGTTGCGCTCCATCAGAGCCACCTTCTTTACCTGTAATAAAATCAGTGATACCTTTACGTTGTTTCCCAACAACACCTTCCAAAGCAACTTCTAATGCTTCAACACCACTAGTTTCACCAATAGTTCTGTAAGTTTTTAGTTTTGCAGCATCTACTTTATTTTCTAAAGTTTTCAACAAAGCATCAATTTTAATTTTTTGCTTAGCCTCTACATCAATAGTTAGCGTGTTATGTTTAGTTTTAAGAGCATCGTATTTTCCTTTAATACCCTCAGTTTGTGAATCAAGATGCTTTTGCATAGCCTCCAATACTGCTGTATCAGATGATTCCGCCGAAACACCTACCAATCCAAATCTTGCAATAATTGCGATTTTCATTGTTATTTTCGTTTTTAAATGTTTATGATTATTTTCTTTTGTATGTGTAAGTAATGCCGAAAAACGTCCATACACATCTGTTTCGGCGAGTGCGTTTGTTTCATTAATTTTAATGTCAATTACAGGATCTACAATTGAATCAACAAGTCCTTCTTTTAAAGCTTTTTTTGCATTGAAATAAGTATCACCATCAAACCACTTCAACACATTTTTACGAGACTTTCCAGTAATACGCATTAAACCAAGAATGAAGTTCTCATTCATATCATCTAACAAATCAGCATTTGACCGATGATCCTTTGCAGTTCCACGAGTTGAGCCTTGTGCCTGATGTATCATAATAAAACCGTTGGAAACAATAGACCTTTCATCAGCTGCTGTCAATAAAAATGCTCCCATTGAAAAAGCAGTTCCATCAATTTGCATTCTAATTCTAGCTTTAGACAAGCGCAAGCGTGACTCGATATAATTACCTGCAAACACATCGCCTCCTTTTGTATGCACATGCACATCAATAATATCATACCGATCTTCAAGAGCTAAGAAATAATGCTCAAAATAAACATCATCGCCCTGCCAAATGACACCATGAATTGTAATTCTATTGTTTTTAACTCGTATTAACATCTAGTTATTTTATCCTTTTGAGTTTCAAAAGTGGGGTTAAAAACAGCTTAAAACAATATTGTTTGCAAGGCTTGCAACGATGTTCGCAAGCCTTGCAAACAAATAAAAAGTTAGTGTACAGTATGTGTACTTTCGTACACATACAAACACATAAATAATGTGATTCATTTTAGAATGAAGTTAAATTTAACGGTCTTTGTATTTGTCATCGGAATGTTGGCATTTATGGGTTGCAGCCACGCTAATGCTGCCCCAACCAAAAAACAAACAACTGAAGTCTGTTTTAGCCAAATGGTTATTACAACTCCAGTAATTTTAGCAACTGAAAATATGGAGGTTTTACAAACTTTTGAAGTTAGTGAGGCTATTCATTTATTCAAACCAATTGTAATTTTAGAATTAGACCAACCGCTGTTATTTGCTGAAGATAAATATGTCACGCAGGTAACAGAAGCTGATTTTTATACAACTACTCATCTGAGAGGTGAATTATATATAAGAACTGATCACAAAAAGAATTATAGTTGGCTCAAAAATGATATAATAAATTCCATAAAAATACGAGCTGACAATTACCAATTATCAAAAGCTTAAGAATAATTACTAATTAATATTCAAAAAATCCTTCCTAACTAAAGGAGGGATTTTTTTCAAAATCGCGAGGTGGAGAAGTTGGTATCTCGTTGGACTCATTATCCAAAGGTCGGCAGTTCGAGTCTGTCTCTCGCTACTAAATTTTAACAATGGCTTTAAGCAACATACAAAAAAGAGCAATAGCAGAACGCATGTTCATTGAAGATGGCGAAACCGCAAAATACATTGCAGAATTTCTTGGTCTGAGTGAGCAAACGTTAAGCCGATGGCGTAAAGGGCGCAAAGCAGAAAAAACATGGGATGATCGCAGGGCTGAAAATCTTGCTGCGCCACATAAAATAAAAGAGCTATTAGTTAAGCAACTTGAATTGGTAGCAAGTGGCGAAAAGGCAACTGTAGATGCTGATGCGCTTGCCAAAATATCTCGAGTATTACAAGATGTAAGTTCTAAAACATCTGTCCAAGTGGTACTGAGTGTTTTTAAAGAATTTGATAACTGGTTGGCTGATCAAGAGCCTGAAATAGCAATTACATTTTTAAAATGGCATAAAAATTTTATCATTTACAAAGCATCTCTTGAGTAATGGATAAGAAATTTGAAAAATTTATAATTCAGTATGACGAGCATTGTAAGCGAATATATCGCTCTACTCAGTTGCGCCTTGGGGAATCTCCAAAGGACAAAAACGCTCGTATTAAAAAGCTGGAGGCGAATTATGTAGATTGGTTCGAGTACCATTTTAACATGTACGCCAAGTCTAAATGTGCGCCTTTTCACAAACGCTTGGCATCAATTGTTATTGATAATCCTACGGCATCCGTATTAGCAGAAATATATAGAAGTGGTGCAAAATCTGTACACTTAGATTTAGGAATACCGCTGTATTTGTATTTAGTGAAAAAAGAGCTGTTCTTTATGTTGTTAGTCGGTCAAACCGAAACTAAAGCTAAGAAGCTACTGTCTGACATTCAGGCAATGCTACAATACAATCAGCGGTTAATTTCTGATTATGGAATGCGTTTTAAACGTGGAAACTGGGCTAATGGAGATTTCAGTACAACAGACGGTGTTAAGTTTTACTCATTAGGTTACGGACAAAATCCAAGGGGAATTCGTGAGTTAGCTGAACGACCAGATTATATTGTGGTAGATGATATTGACAGTAAAAAACGCTGTAAAAATGACCGTTTGAGTCGTGAGGCGTTAGAGTGGGTGTGGGAAGATTTACAAGGAACTTTTGATGAAGGAGCTGAACGCAGAAGATTTGTAGTAGCAAACAACAACTTCCATAAAAATACCATCATCAATAAACTAAAAATTGAGTTTAAACGCATCAATAAAATTGCCAAAGAATACGGCGATAAAATTGAACATTTTGTAGTGTCGGTTAAAGCCGTGAAGGATCTTGAAAACTTTGAACCAGCTTGGGCAGCAAAAACAAGTGCTGCATACTGGAAAAAGAAGTTTAGAAAAACACCGTATCGCTCCTTTATGCGTGAATATATGCACGTTCATATTACAGACGGTACAATATTTAAAAATGAGCAAATCCATTATAAACAACGCTTACAATTACGGCAATATGATGGTTTGGTACTCTATGGCGATTTAAGTTATAAAGATGCTGGAGATCACAAAGCGATGCTTTTAATTGGGAAAACAGGACGTGAATACCACATTTTGGCAGTGTACAACCGCCAAGGTTCAAGAGCTGAATGTGCGAAATGGCTCTACAATTTGTATGAAGATAGAAATTTAGCTAAATACAATATTCGCTATTTTATTGAGGGTTTGTTTGCGCAGGATGAATTTATAAATGATTTTGATACTGAAGGAGATTTTAGAGGTTACCATGTTCCAGTAGAAGCAGATCAAAGACCGAAAGGCGACAAACACGACCGTATAGAATCTATGGCAGGCTATTACGAACGTAATAATATGTTTATTGATGAAGCTCTTAGAGAAGATCCTGATACCATGTTACATGTTGAACATTTGCTCGCTTTTGAAAAAGGAAGTGGAACTCCTGATGATTCACCTGATGCGCAACACGGAGCAATTTCAAAACTGAACGCCGTAACCTATGTGCAAAAGTTTGAAACTCGACTAAAATCAAGGTCTGAAATAATTGAAAAAAGTAAAAACAGATATTAATGGCATTTTTAACAAACGAAGATTACTCAGTACTCATAAGAAAAGAAATACAAGACGTATTGGCTGAAACTGAATTTAATAATGTAGATGAAGTTTCAAAACTTTCAAAAGCTGAACAAATGGCAATTTCTCAAGTAAAAAATTATTTGTTTGGAAGGTATGACACCGATAAAATATTTGTAGATGCTGGCGCAGACCCTGACACAAGGAATCCTCATATTATCATGACAACTATTGATTGCGCTTTATATCATTTGTACACTTCCATTGCGCCAAACTTAATGCCTGAGCATCGTGAAACACGATACCAAGATGCATTGAACTGGCTTAGAGATGTGGCAAAAGGAGATATTAACGCAGACTTACCTAGAAAATTGGATGAGGCTGGAGAAGAGAAATTTGATTTTAGAATTGGCTCTGAAAGAGAAAACGAAAAGAATAGATGGTAGTAAACACTATAACACCATTTAAACACCGTTTAAATTAACCGTAAATGAATTATTTATAAAAAGTTATATGAAGATTTTAGGATTTGAAACAAACGCCTATAAGCGAGCATTTGAAGCTTATGGAAAACAAAAAGATTCAGAAGCTGGAGGGCGATTAATTCAAGCTGATAAAGATATTATCTTGAAAATTGTAAATGCGTTCAAAGATACCAGCAGAAAAAACATTGAAAAATGGAGAACGGCTATTCTGTTAACGCAACTACCTGAAAAGCCTCGCTTCCAAATGTACCAAGATTTGTTAGATGACCTAATGACCGATGGACATTTAAAAGCGCAAATGAGACTTCGTATGTATTCAATTTTGAATACAGAGTTTAGTATCATTGATAAAACCAATAACAAATCGAATGAAGAGGCTAGCGAATTCTTTAACCAACAATGGTTCTATGATTTTTTAACACACGCCATTGATGCTAGTTTTAGAGGGCATACACTTATTGAATTTAAAGCGTTTTTACAAGATAAAATTATATTAGCATTAGTACCTCGTAGAAATGTTGTTCCTCAAGATAAATTAGTAATTCCTGATTTAAGCAAACAAGATACAGTTGATTATACCGACCCCTATTTTGAAGATTGGCTAATCGAAATTGGAAGTGCTGACAATCTTGGTATTTTGAATGATATTGTTCCTAACTTAATTTGGAAGCGTAATGTAGCACAGTCGTGGGCTGAGTTTTGTGAAAAATTTGGAATGCCAATGGTAACGGCAACTACAAATACAACCGATAGTAAAGCATTAGATAAAATTGAATATATGTTGCAGCAAATTGGAGAAGCTTCAACAGGAGTATTTCCTTTAGGAACTACCGTTGATATAAAAGAAGCCAATAGAACTGATGCATACCTAACATATAGCAATTTTATATCGTTTAACCGTGAAGAAATTAGCGTTGCTATTGTGGGGGGAACAATGTTAACCAACGATGGAGCTAGTAGAAGTCAAAGTGAAGTACATGAACGCAATTTAGATAATAAAATAGCTATTGCTGAAAAACGTTCATTAACTTTTTTAGTGAACGATGTATTAATTCCATTGCTAAAAAACCAAGGCTATTCATTTCTAAAAGACAATGACAAGTTTACGTTTAATAAATCTCACAATTTAGCACTAGACAAATTTTGGAAAATTACACAAGGTGTTTTAAAAGAATATGATATTGATGATATTGAATGGTTATCATCAACTTTTCACATTCCTATTGCTGGTAAAAAAAAAGTCCAAACCCAACCAAACCCAACCTTAAATAAGGTAACGGCTTTTGGTGTGCGAATTCCTAATTATCCTGAAGCTGTTTGCTGTGGAAGTTTTGAGGCAGTTTCAAAAACGTTTTTTGACCGCATTCAAAAATTACAAGACCAGCTAACAACAGATTTTTACAGCAGTAAAAATACGCTTGGATCAAGTGCTTCACTAATTGCTAAAGAAAGTAGTGGTTTAATTTCAGGATTGTATGAAGGCTATGGAAAACAACATGTAGAAGCTGCTTGGAATGCACCCGACCATTTAATGCTTCAAGTGATGGAAACAAACATTGTTGAATTTGCAGCTTCTAAAACCGAAGCTCGTTTAGCAGCAATGACCAACTTAATGATTAACCGTGACAAAAATCAAATTAACTCATTTAGCGAATTTAAAAATGAAGTTGATAAATTGACTAGTAACTATAACAAAACTTGGCTAGAGACTGAGTACAATTTTACCATTGCTACAGCTCAAAATTCAGCAGCATACATACGTCAAAAAGCTGAAGCTGATTCCGTAACTCCTTATGTACAATATCAAACGGTTGGCG